CCAGAGGTGGTGGCAGGCGTGGCAGACATAGGGCGGCGTGGCGAAGTCCACGAACTTGGGGCCGGTCAGCGCAGCGCCGCAGTTGGGACACGTCACAGCGCGTTCAGCGTGGTAATGAGCTGCTGGTCGTGCTGGTCAAACTGCTGCCGGACGTAGAGCGCCGTCTGGGGGCTCATGTCCCCCGTGACGGGGATGTTGTAGGTGATGTTGATCTGGCGACCACTGGCCGCGCCACCGATACCGCCGCCGCCCCCGCCCGCTACGGCCAGGTTTCCGGCACCGAGCGACATGGGTGAGAGAGAGGTGCCCGCTATTGTGGAGGTCACCTGGCCCAGGGCAGCCTTTACAGGCCCGTTCAGACCCTGCTGTATCCCGGCGACCAGGCCCGCCATGATGGCATTACCGTGTGGAATCAGGATCGTGGCGTCGTAGTCGAGAGGCCCCTTCCAGGACATGATCGACCCGGCGATGCCAGTGACAAAGTTCTTGACATCGTTCATGGCACTTTTGATGCCATTCAGCAGCCCGGTGATGATGTTCTTGCCGATGTCGAAAAGCCAGGTGAGGGCGCCCGAGAGGGCATTCTTGATCTTGCCCGGCAGGCCGGTGAACCATGTGACCACGTTGCCGATCGCGGTGCCAACGTCAGAGGAGACGGTGTTCCACACTCCCTTGAGGAAGCCACCCACCGTGGAGTAAATGCCCGAGATGGCACCCATGATCTTGCCCGGCAAATCAGAGAAGAATTTCACTACCCCGCCGATGAATCCGCTCACGTCCGAGGTCACGGTCTGCCACACCCCGACCAGGAAGGTAACGATCGCCACGATGGTCTTGATCACGGCGATGATCACCGTGATGGCCGTCCCGATGATGGTGGAGATCAACGTCCAGGCGATCGTCACGGCGTTGTAGATGACCGACCAAGCCACTTCCAGGATCGGGACGATGACGGCGAGCGCCACCGAGATGATCGTGGAGATCACCTGCCAGGCAATCTTGATGAAGGTGGAGACGATGTTCCAGGCGATCTGGGCATCGTCGACAATCTGGGTCCAGTGGGCCGAGATCCACGAGGTCACATCGCCCACGATCTGCTTGATGAAGGCAATGGCCTTGCCGAAATCGCCCACGGCCACGCTGACGAAGTCGGCCACCGCAGCACGGAAGCCCGCCATGTGGATATAAAGCAGGACCAGCCACCCTATTGGACCAGCAAGCACAAGCGCCCACTGCCCGATTACCCCGATGATCTTCTGGATCAGAGGAATGTGGGTGGAAATCGCATTGGCGAAGTCCAGCAAGCCGCCAACCACCTTGGTCAGAACGGGCACGAGGACCGTGCCGAGTTCGGTCATCAGATCCCCGGCGCCACTCTTCAACTTGTCCAGCTCACCCTTCATCGTGGAGGCTTGCTTGGCCGCGGCGTCCTGGGCGGAGCCCGCCTTGGTCACCTCGTCGGTGTACTTCTGGAGCACAGCCGGGCCAGCCGCGAATGTCTCGGCCAACTTGGTCGAGGCGGCGCCGAAACCCAATGTCTTGAGCGTGGCAGCGTCCTCGGCTGCCGAGTGTCCAGCCAAGACAGGCTGGAGTTCGGTGAGGATCTGCTTTAGCGGATCGAGGCCGCCAGTCTTGGCGTTGATGAACGAGAGGCCCATCGACTGCTGAGCCGCAGTCACCGCTGCCGTCGGAGAGATGATTCCGGTGAACGCGGACGTGAGGCTGGAGATGGCCTGCCGCCCGGTCTCGCCGTGCTGCGTCAGGTCCAGCATCAGGCCGCCCATGGTTGACAGAGGGGGAGCAGCCGCACCCATCGCCGCCTTGGCACGAGCCAAGCCTTGGGATACCGTGTCGAGGCCGACGCCCGTGTCCCGCGAGGCGTTGAATAGGATGTTGGAGGCGTCCGATGAGCCCTTGAGCGGAATCTGGTACGCCTGCATCACCTTGGCCAGGTCCGAGGTAGTTGAGCCAAGTGCGTTGCCCGAGCCTTCGGCCAAGTCCTGCGCCGTCTTCATGAAGGCCAGGGATTGCGCCGCCGAGAGGACGTGGCCCGCCACCAGATCCATCTGGGCCGCGACACCCGTGTACGCCTTGATCGTCGTCTCGGCCGAGAAAGTGGTTGAGAAGGCTTGGCCGGTGAAGGCTGCGCCGATCCTGTTCGCCGCCGCCACGGAGATGTCCGCACTCGCTGCCAGCGCATGGGTGGAGTCCTGGAATTTGATGCCCATGTCCACCGAAGCTGCGGCCACCCCCGCTATGGCAGCACCTGCGGCCAGCAGGCCGACCTTCGTAAGGGCCGACATCCCACCGGCAGAGGCGCCGGTCTTGTCCATCTCCGCCTGGGCTTTGCCAAGCTGGGTTTGGAATTGGGAGACATCCGCGAGGAGCGTGGCTATGACAGGGGGGAGGAGGCTCATGTGTCAGCTCCTCCTACAAACCACTTGTTGCAGCGGCCCAAGCCGCGCTGAATATCGCGGCCAGTTCCGGCTGAGCGTCGGCAAGACCGGGTGCCAGGTACGGGCGTGGCGCTTGGTGATAGGCACGGCCGATCGCATCCGTACCGCTGAAGCCCAACTCCAGCCGGCGAGAGTAGATCATCGACGGGCCGATGCTGGCGCTGTATCCCAGAAAGCCCATCGGTATGGGTCCCTCGACATGGATCGACCGCCTGTTGGCGCCGTGTAACACCGGGGAGCGCGCCTTGGCTTTGGCCTCGATCAGGGCCGCGCCTTTCTTGACAGCAGTTTCCGTGGCCTTGTTCGCGGCGTCTTCGATGGCCTTCAGCGTGTCCCGAAAGGCTTGCATGCCTTCCCAGATCACGCTCACTTCTGCGCCCTCCGCATCAGTTCGGCCTGCACCCGGTCTTCGATTGCCGCAAACTCAGGCACCCAGGCCACGAAGCCCTCTGCCTCGTCTAGGTACTCGTCGTGGGTGATCGGGATCAGGTGACGGAAGCGGTACTCTTGATACTTCGCCCAGACCGAGGGGTCAACGTCTTTCCGGGCGTCCCCGAGGAGTGCCCATTTGATTCGCTGCCCCTCCCAGTAGGGTTTCCGGGAACGTCATCCGGGTTGGGGGAGAAGTCAACCTCCGCGGTGGCGTTGTTCAACTCCGCCGTGGCGTTGGCGATGAAGTCGTATCTCTCTTCGTCCATGTCCCACACCGTATCCATGGTTGGCACCGGCTCTTTGAACGACCAAGCTCCCAGGTAGGCCACGATGTTGGCGGCCTGCATGGTCTGGAAAGTCTCGGCCTCATCGAAGTTCAGTCCCAGCTCGGCCATGTCCAGCTTGGACACGATCGCCAGTCTTTCCTTGGGGTCAGTGGGTAGATCCTTGGGGAGCTTGTTCTCCGCCTTCTTGAGCGCCGCCAGCGCAGCGAGTCCAGCAGATCGAATGACCTTCTTGTGCCGCATGGTCATCTCGGCCGGGTCGCGCAGCTCGATCCAGCCCCCTCCGGGAACGTCAATCCTCTTCACGAGTCCCTCCTCGGTACGTCAGTAAGCGGCGCTTACGGCGTTTGTAATTGCCACTTTGATAGGCGACAGCCCGCCGGCCACAATGTCTGTTGAATTCGGAAGGCCAAAAAACTCCAGATCCACTTCCAACCAGTCCTTGCCGTTGTTCTTGCTGCCAGCCGCCCAGGCGGTGGTTGACATGTGGAAGTCCACGGTGTTCAATCCGGGGTCGGTGAACAGCAGGTCAAGAGCGATGCCCTTGGAGTTGTTCAGGAAGTAGGTCAGTTCGGCGTCTGACTCCATGATCACGACCAACTTGGAGCCCTTGGTGGAAAGAGGACCCGACCAGTTCTGGTACATGGTCTGAGTCCCGGTGATCGCCGGGATGGCCTTGGTGCCACGCTTCAGGTCCAACTCACCTTCGACCAGCTTGGTGATCGCGGTGCCACCAAGTTTCACCACGCAGTTCCAGGAGGCGATGGCCTCAAGAGTGGTGGGGGTGTTGGTCGTGGTGGTAATGACGGTGCTGGGGTTGGAGATGTAGTTCGTCGTGACGGTCAGCAGCCCAGCCGCGTTGAACTTGATCACCAGATCGCCCAGTTGGGCCGCTGCGAGCTGGTTGATGTCTGCCCCATCGAAGTAGTTCCCCGTGTAGGACGGAGGCTGAGAGGAGAGGGTGTTGTTCAGCAGACCGATCGTGTGGGTGTAGGGGGCGGTGGTGCCGGTGACGGTGTCCGTCGAACCAAGGCAACCACGGACCAACGCAGGGAAGGAGTCGGCGTAGACATCACAGTCGAAGGACAGCGAGTCGTACCGCTGCCCGGCGATCTGATCGTATACGTCCACCATCGAGCCGCGGAGACCATCGTCGTCCAACATTTGCAGGTTGGGCTTCCAGACGGGAGCCTTCACCGGGATGAACCACTGGGGGGACACTGCTGTGCCTCGGACGGTCTCAAGACCGAGGCCCAACCATTGGCGGGCGGATGGGAAGGGAATTTTAGGTGCCTCCTTTATTTGTTCTTGGCGGCAGTCGAGGTACGCTTGGCCTTGACCGCTTTCTTGATCTGAGCAGTCTTCTTGGCTGCCTTCTTGCGTATGGTCGTCATCTCACGCCACGATATACAGCCATGCTTCACCCTTTATGACGGCGTCGATGATGATCGTGGTCCCGTCGAGAACCGCCTGCGCCTGTTGATACTCAATGCCCGCTGCGCCCTCACCCGCCTGCCAGATGGTGGCATTGGAGCCGGTGTATTTCTTCGGGCTGGTGCCAAAGGTGCGGTCCTGCCGCCAGCGGGCATAGATGGCGTCAATGAGTGCGTCCTGGTCGTCTTGGGCTG